CTCCGCTTTCGCGGAGGGAACTCTCAAACCTGTGTCAGGAGTAATAAGTTATGACTATGCGTACCAGGAAGCGCTACCTTGGGACCTATTCTGGCTCCATTGTAGGCCAATCTTATCCAGGCGCCCCTCAGCCCACAACTCGTACTTACGATCGTGGATCTGAAGAGTGCATAGATAATGTCGTAGTGGGTGACCAAGGGTCATTCACTGTTGACAGATTGGTGTTCACACAGAACCCTACCTGTAACAATGCTGCGTCATGGGATAGTAACAATCCCGCCCTTAAGATCCTAACGTGGAATAACTTCCCGTTGATCGAAGGGGACGAGGCTGTCAACCCCATACACAACTTGGTTGCATATCATAACGGACTTGAATCGAACGCAGCCGCATTATCAACAAAATTACTGGCCATGACGAATCCGTCAAGGCCGGTTGTTGATCTTCCGGTGTTTTTGTTCGAGCTGAGGGAGCTACCTGAATTAATCAATGTAGCTGGTAAAACTCTACTCCGAACTGTAGCCAAAGCGAACCTTAGCTATGAGTTCGGGTGGAGACCCCTCATCTCCGACCTTCTAAAACTCTTTGATTTCCACGATCATGTTGAACGTAGGTATCAAGAGCTAAAGAAACTTTATACGGTCGGATTCAGGAAGACGGTGAGTCTTGAGAGGAATAGTGCATCTAGTAGTACGTTACCTAACGCACTGCTATACTATAATGCAATATTCTGGACGTATTTGGACCGTTTTAACAAGACAACTGCATATGAATGCAGAGGTCATGCAAGATGGAAACCAACTACACTCCCCCCAAAAGGGGATGTCGCTCTCAGGAATCTAGCGGTCAGAGCATGTTTAGGCTTATCACTTAGCCCTGCGGCTTTGTGGGAAGCTATGCCCTGGTCCTGGTTGGTAGATTGGTTCTCTAGTGTTGGGGATTTCCTCAACGCCAGTAGAAACCTAATCCCTGCACGGTGCACTAGCGCTTCGCTAATGTACCAGTACAAGGTCTCGTTTAACGGAAAATTCCGTACTGATTGGACTTCTTGGTACAACTCTCATCCAAATTTTAAATTGGCTGATAGTTACCAAAGTCTAGTCGGTTATCGTGAGATAAAAACGAGATACCCCGCCTCAACTACTCCTACACTTACTGCCGACTTGCAGTGGCTTACGCCACGGCAATGGGGAATACTCGCTTCTCTTAGCGTGACGAAGGGAAGAATGGGTAGTCTCTCATAGATTACCTATTCAACCTAACGTCACGATAAAGAAAGTGAGAATTGTTATGGCTTTTGCCGATCCACTCGTTCTAACAGTGAACGGGGTTGCCAAGAATCTCGTCCGACTTACGTCGGGCGACAACTTGACGAGTGTATACCGCTTGCGCGGCACGTTGGACCAGTACGATGCAAAAATCGCACATAAGTCCTTCGTGGATAAGGTTCGTGGCACGGTTAACCGGCACAGTGTGGAAATCATCCACACCGTGTATCCGGTGTCGCCGTCCACGGTCCCTACAATCCGCAAGACGTATATCGTCTTGGAGGAAACCCCCAACGACGATACTACGGCTGTTCAGAAGTTCGACGAAGCTTTCGTCGCACTTATGACCAACGGTAACATCACGAAGCTCTTGAACTACGAGTAGACTTTCTTTTGGTCTTATCGTAGTGAAAACTTCGTCCCTGGTGATCGGCTAGGATCTCTCTCCATAAGGATTTTCCTATGAAGAAGAATAATAGCCTAGAAACCATAGCACAAGAGGTTCTCCTCGCAATCTTTTCTGATTGTGAGGGGGCATTGCCCACTCTTGACCTTTCCATCGACAGGAACAGGTTGAGAACCCTTACGTCAAACCGAGGTATAGGCTTTATTAGCCTAGACCTTCCAAATCTAGACAAGATGTTAACATCTGGTCTAGAAGAGGGAGCACTAACACTCTTTGGTCCTCTATCTTGTAGAGTCTCGAAGAAGGTCAGAGTGCCGAAATTTCTTTCGGGCCTCTGGCTGCTCGTGTTTGATAGTAATGGTTGTCTAAAGGATGATGCGTCAGTAGATGCAATATTCTTCTTAAGGCAGATTTCCTGCTTTGGGAAGCGTCTTGTTTTGAAATGCTCAGATGGCATCATAAAAGAAGCCATAGGAGATTTCTATGCCATTGACGAATCACTCCGGCCGATCGAACTTTCCTGGTTCGATTATGAGTGCAAGCTTAATGTCTCCAGCACGTCTTTTAAAGATGAGTTGGATGATTATGTTTGCGATGCTCTGTCTGAACAAGATAGAGCATACCTCACAAGAGACGTGCAGAAACTTGAACGAATCTGCGACGCAATATCTATTACCCTAGGCTACTATGATCCTTACACCTTTACCGGTGAAAGGCATGGTAGATTTCTAGAAGGAATAGATAAACCTCTTGGCCGAGCCTTTAGGCATGGTCCAGGAGCAGTATCGGACATGAGGAAGGGTATGTTTAAATACGCCTTTCCCTCATGGCCAAGCTGGCTTCAAGATGTCTTCCCATTCGATGCATTTGCCTCACACAATTTTTGTGTTGATCAGATGCCTAATGGAGATGACATTGCACCATCAAAGATTTGCGATGTCCCAAAGACTATGGACAAGCCTAGGCTTATTGCCTCTGAGCCTGTTTGTAATCAATGGACACAACAGATCACTAGGATGTGGATAGACGAAAGAATATCCGCGACCTGGATAGGGAAATTCATTGATCTTCACGATCAAGGGAAGTCCCAGAAGATGGTTGCTGAAGCTAGCCTGAGCCGGTCGATGTGTACGGTAGATCTATCGTCCGCATCTGATCGGTTGTCAGCTTGGTCAGTGGTTCGGATGTTCCGGAAGAACCGGACATTGTTCGAAGCACTGCGTGCACACAGAACAGTGTACACACGTGACCAATATGGCATAAGGCCGACTTATTTTATCAATAAGTTTGCCACTCAGGGTACTGCAGTGACATTCCCGATCCAATCGTTATTCTTCCTGGCTTGCGCGTTAGCGGTTTCAACCAATAACGGCTCGCACAGAGAAATAATGCGATTGGTAGGGAAAGTCAGGACATTCGGTGACGACATATTATGTCCCACTGAGGGCTTTGGAAGGCTAAGGAATTTGCTCACGTACCTACAGCTTAAGGTTAACGATGATAAATCGTTTAGCCGCGGGCATTTCCGTGAGTCATGTGGCTCTGATTGTTTTAAAGGTTACGATGTAACCCCAGTCAGGCCTAAGACCTTAGCTACCTCGAGCCCTGAACATGTTCTGTCTGCAATCGACTTATGCAACAACCTTTTCAAGAAAGGATTATGGCATGCCTCGGTCAAAACAGAAGAACTCCTCCTTCGAAAGGAAACTAAATTCCTTAGAAGAGTCCGGCCATGTTCGGGGAGCACTGGGTTGGTTACATTCTCTGGAGAGGACTCCTCCCATCTCAAGTCGAGATGGTCGGATGACCTCCAAAGAATGGAATCGTATCAACTGGCGTTTGTTAACGTAGTTGATCGGACCGACCCGGGGAGTGTTCTACAATTCTTTCAACACGTCGTTGAAAGGCCCAGACCTGATACCCATTGGGTATCAGGAGTGGTGAGTAGATCACGGCTTAAGCAAAAGCTTAAGTGGGAGCCTGCCGTCTAGAGACTGTGTCCTAACCTCCGACTCTATGTATCTTACATACCCCGGAGGCAACTCTGGGGTGCTGTTGGTACCAGAAG